TATTAGTTGACGGCGAGAATATTTTACACCAAAGTTTTCACAAATTTGAAAAACTTAAATCTACCGATGGCAAACCGAGTGGGGCAATATTCGGATTTTTCAAATCTCTACATATGTATCTTACAAGGTTCGAACCGGATGAGGTTTATATTTCATTCGATAATGGTCATTCACCAGTAAGGACGAAGTTATTGCCCAATTACAAGGGACATAGAAAAAATATATCCGTAGATTACGAATCATTGCAAAAGCAAAAGGCAATTATAATGAAAATGCTGGGTATGCTAAGAATTAATTATATCTTCGATAAAAAGAAATCTACAGTATATGAAGGAGATGACTTCTTAGCATACCTTGCAATTAAAAAATTCCAATCCGAGAAAATGATACTTATATCATCGGATAAAGACTTTAACCAGTTGCTATCAAATAACCTGAGGATATATAATCCCAGAAAAGATGAGATGATAAGAATGGATAACTGCAAAGAATTATTCGGTTATCATTCTCATGAAACGGTAGAGTACCTTGCAATGGTTGGAGATACTTCCGATGATATACCAGGGTTCCCGGGTATAGGCCCAGTAAAAGCAAGGAAAATCCTTGATGAGGGTAGAATTGAGAAGTTTATTGCCCAGAGTAAGAACAAAGAATATCTTCAAATATGGAAAAGGAATGAACAGTTAATCGACCTTTTCTGGTTTGTAAGACATAATCCATTGGATAAGTTACCAATTAAGTCAAAGAAGAAGTTTAAGTATGAGAAATTCAAAGAGCTTTGTATCGAATACTCTTTAGCATCATTTTTGACAAATGAATTTATAAAACCATTTAAAGCATTACACCATGAGTAAGAGAATTATGTTTGTGGGTCCCTCTGGTATAGGGAAAACTACTTTAGCTAAGTATGTAGCTAAGAGAGAAGATCTACCTTTTATTTCTGGTAGTATGTCAGATTTATTACCTGCTACTGAAGGGGTATCACATAATGAAATATTATCCCTCGGTTCGGAGGCAATGTATAAATCAGATTTTCAACTTCTGAACAAAAGGAATAGGTTATTCAAGGATAGAGAATATTTCGTAACTGATAGGAGTTATGCAGATTTGGCTGCTTATTTTTGGTATAAGCAATCAAGAACTTTACCAGAATGTGAAATGGAACATTTTTTCTGTCAATGTAAGACTTTAATGGAAGATCAATGTGATGTAGCAATCTTCTTACCATTAAATCTAGATACTTATAAGCATTGGTCAATGGAAGATAATGGTAAGAGAATACTTAACAGATTCTTCCAAGTTCAGATATCATCTCTTATGGGGGAATTGCTTGCAAATTGGGAAATACCCACTATTTGTATATTTGAGCTCGATTTAGGTATGAGAACGGAACAAATCAATTACCATTTAGATAGGATATGGGGAAAGAAGTAATAGCAATAGCCTTTTCAGATTTACATATAAATCTATGGGCTAAGTTTAATGAGAACAATCACAGGACCCTGAATAGTTTCAGGGTTTTGTCGATTATACGGAAATTATGTAGAAGGTTTAACTGTCCTGCATTATTTTGTGGAGACTTATTTCATAAGGCCGAAACAATGGACCAAGAATTAGCAGAGATATGTTATAATGAACTAATCGAAGGATTTTGGATATATGCCATATCTGGAAATCATGATATTAAGAAAATAAGTAAGGTTGGTACTAAACCCTTTAGCTGGCTTTATCAAGTAGAGAAGTATGGTATCATGATATTAGATTATGAAAAAACCCAACTATCTTCTACACATAAAGATATTATGGTATATGGGGTTCCTTATATTGATAATAATGTGGGTCTAAGTGAATACTTAAAGAAGTTAGAATTAGATAAAAGTAAAAAGAATATTCTTTTACTACACACCGATTATCCCGGTGCAAAAGATACAGATGGTAGGGAAATAGATTCCGTAGAAAACTTAAATGTGAATGTTCTCAATAAGTTCGATTTAGTATTATGTGGGCATATACACAAACCACAAAGACTATCAAAGAAGGTTTATATGATTGGAGCCCCTAACCATCAGAGGAGAACCGATAGGGACTGTGAATTGGGGTATTGGAAAATCTATGGAGATTTGTCTCTGAAGTTTGTACCTTTGAAAAATTTCCCAAAGTTCATCGATGTAGAAAGGGAAGAGGATATTAAGGATGATGGCAATTATTATACGGTAATCCCTCAAAAAGCTAGTACTCCAGTTAATAACAAACATAAGATTACTAAGCAACTTTCTAAGAAGTCTCTAGCAAAGAGATACCTAAGAGAGAAAGGTATTAAAGATGAGGTTAAAACTAATCTATTAATTGAAACACTTAAAAAGGCTGAGTCATGTTAACGTTCTTAAACTTAGAGGCAGAAGGATTTTGTTCAATAGAATCCTTACATCTACAATTAAACCCAACTTGTACCATACTTATCAAGGCCCCAAATGGGAAAGGTAAAGCACAACCCTTAGAAGAACCCGTTTTAACCGCTAATGGTTGGAAAAAGATGGGGGAATTAACTCTTAATGATAAAGTAATTAACCCAGTTACAGGTAAACCCATCAAGCTATTGGGTATTTATGATAGAGGTCTATTAGATACTTACAAAATAACCTTTTCTGATGGCTCATGTACTGAATGTGCTGGAGACCATTTATGGTCAGTATTCAAATCGGGTAAAGCTAAAGACAGACTAAGAACCTTAGATACCGAGACTTTACTAAAGGATTATAAGGTTGAGAATAAAACTGCTCCTGGTACTTTCAAGTATAGATACTCAACTCCATTAACCGTACCAATTGATGGTAATTATACTAAATTACCAATACACCCCTACGTATTAGGGTTTATATTAGGCGATGGTTGTATTTCCGGTAATAGGCTTACAGTTAGAGTATCTACCAATAGAGAGGATTGGCCAGAGATAGTTGATAGATTAAGGTCATATTTGCCAGACCCAAACCTGGTTCATGAAGGTACAGAGGTAAGAGGGGCTAAACACTTTAGGATTCATGGTTTAAGTAAAGAACTTAAGGATTTAGGATTAATTGGTTGTAAGTCTAAAGATAAGTTTATACCAGAGTTATATTTGAAATCATCAATCGAGAATCGTAGATTATTATTAGCTGGTTTATTAGATACTGATGGATGTGTTGGTTCCAAAAAGAAAATCTCAAAGGTTTCTACGTATTCATCTAAGAGTGAGCACTTAAGAGATGGTATTAGCTATTTGGTAAGATCCCTTGGAGGCCTATCTACTAAAAATGAAAGTACCCGGTTTAAGTATGGTAGGTATACTACTTCATATGTGTGTTCAATACGACTAACCTTTAACCCTTTTCTAAGGAAATATAAAACTAAATCCTATGGTGAGTTTACCAGGAGAAATAGAATGGTAAATACCATAAGAAATATTGAATATATAGGGAAAAAGGTATGTAGGTGCATTAAAGTAGATTCTTCAGAAGGTCTATATATTACCAGAGATTTTATAGTTACCCATAATTCAACTATTCTCTCTGCCTTGGTATGGGCAATATATGGGAAAAACCTAAAGGGTGTTTCTGAGGTAAATACTTGGAAGCAAGTAAGGCCTAAAGATTACAAGGGTACTAAGGTACAAGTATATTTTCAGAAAGATTCTCATACATATAAGATAGTTAGATGTCAAAAGTATGATGAAGTACTTGAGGATGGTGCTAAAGGTAAAGACAGACTTATCTTCATGAAAGATGGGGATATAGTTGATATCAAAGGGAAGGGGAAGATACAGGATTTTATAAACAGAGAGATAGGTTTATCATATACTCTGTTTATGAACTCAATCATGTTTGGTCAGGGTATAAAGAGACTTATACAAGAATCTAATTCGGATAAGAAAAAGATATTCGAAGAAGTATTTGATTTAGAGTTCTTAAACCTTGCTAAAGGCATTGCATTACAAGATAAAAATAACTTGATATCTCAAATAAATGAGGTAGAGCATGAGTCTCAAATGCTTAAGAAAGAATTAGAGGCTAACAAGGAAGCTTACTTCGATATGAGAGATAGAGAAAAATCCTTCAAGCAAAAAATCAAAGAAGAAAGAAGAGAGTTAAAGCAAGATAGAGAAAAGCTAACTAAGCTACTAATTGAAAAACAAAAACAAATCAAGGATGAAGTAGATGCTTCGCTTCAGATAAAGATTAAAAAACAAAATGAACTAATCCTTGATTTGAGGAGTAAGATAAAAGATGCCAAGAATTTATCAAATGTACCTCTTAAGAAAGTAATTAAAGAATTAGTAATACAGTTAGAAGCTGGTCACTACAAACGTGCATTACGTGATGCCAAATCAATATATAAAGCGTTCTCTGACCTTGATAAATATGATAAGGAGCATCAGGAGGCATCAGAAAGGTTGGAAGAACTTAGTAGTGTAAATGATAGGTATAAGAAATTAAAATCAGACTGTGATGATATTGCTTCTGATATTGCTTCTATTGACGAAGACCTGGCTAAGCTCAAGCAAGAAAAGCTTAAGGTCATGTCTCCAAAGTATAAACAAAAACTTAAGGAGATTAGGAAGAATTTACGGAAGGTTGATGAAGACTTTCACAATAAAGAGTTAGAGTTAGAGAATTATAACTGGTTAATTAATGACCCATTGGGTAATAATGGGATTAAGGCATACTTATTCGATTCATCACTCGAGTTCTTAAATAAATGCCTTGATAAGTATTCAGAGGTATTGGGATTTAGGATTGAATTTAATATCGATTTGGGTACTGCTAGAAAAGAATTTGTTACTCTTATTGAAAGAGATGGGCAAATAATTGATTATGATGAACTTAGCGGTGGAGAAAAAACCCTATGCAATTTCTCTATGGCTCTAGCTATGCATGAGGCTTTAACTGCTAGTAAAGGGGTAAATATTATATTGTTCGATGAAGTATTCGAATCCCTAAGTTCGGATAATGTAGAATTAGTTACTTCTTTAATACGCAAATATTCAGAGGGAAAAACCGTATTTGTGATTACTCATCTTGAGGGAGTGGTATTCAGTCATTCTAAAATATTACAAGTAACAAAAGAAAAAGGGCTATCATACTATAAATACTTGTAAACCAAATTTACAGGCATGAAAAAGTATGATAACATCCCAGGATTCCCAGGTTACTACATAAGTAAGAGAGGGCACCTTTGGTCTAGATATTCCAAGGGAGTTCTCTCTAATGTGTGGATTAAAAAGAAATTTTATTTGAGTTCTACTAATGGTAGGTATAAAACTCCTATAGTTCATGAAACTTTAGGAAAGATTAAAATGAATCGGTATAGATTAGTAGCTTTAGCCTATATCCCAAACCCTAATGGTAAACCAGAAGTATGTCATAAAGATAATAATCCTACTAATGATTATTATAAGAATCTATATTGGGGCACCCATAAAGAAAACTTACATCAAATGATTAGAGATGGGAGATGGTATACTCCTTTCACTAAAGAATCAAATCCTAATAAGGGAAAGAGAGGCTGGCAGCTAAATACGTCTTTGAATGAACA